TCAGGCCGTCATCGTGGTCCCAGATCGGGTTGACACAGCCAATGTGCCGTCGGGGAGCTCTGCGCTGATGAGCAACTCGTAGGTGGCCTGCTCATCCCCACCGCCCGGATGGGTAATGACCTCGTCGACACGCCCGACTGCCGACTGTCCGTCGGCGTAAAGCGCCGTCAACCGCCGGTCGCTGGCATACGACCCGAACCAGGCTCCTGCGAGCAGGAACAGCGACGCGGCCCCGATGGACCCGATGAGCCACCACAGCCACGGGGCGTCGCCGTGGATGGCGTCCCAGACGCCGAGACCCACCCCGACAAGCGGAGCTCCCAGAGCGCAGAGCCCGCCGACGACTAAAAGACACACCGACACGGTCTCCCAACGCGACCACCGCCGGATTTCCGCGCGAGTCTCCGGGGTACGGGCCTTCGCCATCCACTGCCGAGTCTGCTGATCAGGACTGGTCAGGCTCTGCAACGTGATCACCCGCAACCTGCTCACAGCGCGCCCCTTCGGACTGTCTTCCGGTGGAGCCTGCGGCGGATCCTCGCGAGTCTCTTCGGTACCGGCACAGGTGTGACAATCACGTCGCGCTCGTCCTCTTGCGGTTGGGTGATGAGCATCCACTGGTGCTCGGTGGTGTCTCCGGCGATCGTCGAGACGGGGAGGTGCAGGATGAAGTACCCGCCCTTGGCCTGCGGACCGAACAGCGTCTCCGAGGAGATCGGCTTGGAGCCCGAAGGCGGCAGTCCTGCCTGAAAGAGCCACAGCTCGAACGCGGCGTGAATCGTCGCAGCCTGTCCGTCATCGAGGCGGTGGTTGATGGCGATATACGTCGCCCAGCGAGCCTCACCGTCGTCGTGGTCGATGCAGGCGCGATGGATCGAGTGCGCGACGCCATGCCCGTAGACCCACGCGTTCTCGACACGCAGATCCCTCAGCGCACTGAGCCGCAGCAGCAGAACCCCGACGGCGATGAGCAGCCATACGGTGACGCCGATCCATGCGAGCCACGGCACCCAAGCCAGCCACGTATCACGGCTCGCACCATTTGCCGTGATGCTCCAGCCAGCACCCGTCGGGTCGGTGATCATCTGGTAGATCAGGAAACCGATGACAGCGAGGGGAAGGAACACCCAGAACACGGGCACATACACGAGCTCGGTGCGCCGCAGATCCTCGCTGCCGGCCCATCGGCTAATCTCGTCGACCGACTCCGGACGCGGAACGTCGTGAGGGCGATCGAGGGTGGTCGGCATCGATGCGCTCGCGCTCGCCCATATCACTGAGTGATCGCTGGGGGTCGCCATCCCCGGGCTGTGCTGCGGCATCTGTCCGCCCTTCCCGTCAGGTCAGGGATCGCCATAGTGTGGTGCGGTTCTGTGTCGTCCCGACCAGTGCTCACCGCCGTCCGCGGGGTGCGTAACGTCCCTTCTCTTCTCTATCCACACTGTCCCATGACGCGTGCTACCGATCACAAGGAGAAGCGTTTTCGGGGAGCGCGCAATTCGTCTTGAGCTCGACGCGGTTTCCCCGGAATCGAAGCATCCGGCCCGAGCTGGCGTTTCAGTGGTCTCGGAAACCGACGCATGGCGCCTCACGTGAGTTACAGCCTCAGCCGTTCCTTACTTCCCGATCGACGCGTAGCTGCCAGATGGCCAGATTCACGCTTCCGAGCACCCGCCCCAGAAACGAGAAAAACCACCCGCTATCAGGTGGTTTTATGGTGGCCAGGGCCGGGATCGAACCGGCGACCTTCCGCTTTTCAGGCGGACGCTCGTACCAACTGAGCTACCTGGCCGGACGGCAGACCCAACTACTTACTGCCTCGCCGTACTGGCGACCCTGACGGGACTCGAACCCGCGACCTCCGCCGTGACAGGGCGGCGCGCTAACCAACTGCGCCACAGGGCCTTACTCTGCTCCCAGTATGACTGGTTGCGTACCCCCAACGGGATTCGAACCCGTGCTACCGCCGTGAAAGGGCGGCGTCCTAGGCCACTAGACGATGGGGGCCCGTTCCGAATCTCTCCGGGGTACCCACAACGCGTGTCGCGTTGGGAGCTCGCCCAGCTTAGGGCACAACTGCCTCAGAACCCAAACCGGATAACCTCGGTGCTCGCGCGCACACTCGACCAGTATCCTGTCTCGGCACGCCCCTATAGCTCAGTTGGTAGAGCTACGGACTTTTAATCCGCAGGTCCCAGGTTCGAGCCCTGGTGGGGGCACCAGCAGCACCGCCGTCGTCACCGCCGTCAGGCAGTGAGCGGTAACCGGTGAGGGTGTAGTTGGCATCAAGACCGAGCTTGTCGCAGATGTCGTCTACCTCCTCCACCTTCCATCGGACGCCACCGAGGGTTCGGCGTGACAGCCAAGGTTGGCTTACACCAAGCTCTTTGGCCGCCCTGTTCACCGATAGACCCAACGCAACCAGCTCTTGCTTCAGTCGGATCGAAATAGCGCCGCGACGTACTGCACGGCGACGACACGCTCGTGAGCCACGTCGAACCGTTCCCGCGCGACAAGGACACCACCCCGACCGCGAGGGACCACCGGGACAGGCACCAGGGGGCACTGTGGCATGCCCTGGCACTCGGCCGGGTCAACGGACGCGCCAGCGACGAGCTCGACCGAATCCGCAACGCGCTGTCGACGACCATCCGCGACATGTGCGAGACGCGCGGGCTGGAGGTGCCCGAGTTCCGCACGAGTCCAAGGCCTCTGCCGATGGTCGTCGAATCGGATGCACGGCGACCGGCAGATCGGTTCAGCCTCGATTCGGCACCGCCGGCCCGGGCGGGCTCGTGTCGACGATGCTTCGTCACGTTGCCCACCTCGGCGGCCGGACCGCTGTGCGACGACTGCGACGGCGCCCCGGAGACGCGCGCACTCGACCAGTTTTCCGCGGAAAACTGGCGCGTCATCTACGCAGGAAGGCGCGGCGACGAGACGCATTCGATCGCGACGACGGCGCGCATGGCCAAGTGGCTGCACCGGCACGCGGCCAATATCGCGTTGCAGGAGAACGGCGCCGAGATCTGCGACGAGATCGAGCAGGTGTACCGGTCAATTACACGCGTGGTGAACCGCCCACCCGAGCCCATGATCATCGGACCATGCATCACCGACCCGGCACCCGACGAGGTGCTTGCCGAGCGGGGCCGCAAGGGCGACAACTCAACCCGGTGCGGATACGCACTCATGGCACCGAGCCACAGCGGCTCAATCGTGTGCCCCCAGTGCGACACCGCGCATTCGGTGGCCGACGTGCTGGCACGCAACCTTAGCGAGCTCGACGACCGCAACGCGACCGTGCGCGAACTCGTCGACGTGATACTCCCCCGCCTTGATGAGCACGTGCCGCAGTCGACCATCGAGCGGTGGATCAGACGCGGGCGGGTGCCGGTGCGCGGCCGGGACGCCCAGGGGCACCAGATGGTTCGCATTGGCGATGTGCGCACGGTGCGGGCGGAGCGGCCACGGAACGCGAGGGGCCTCACATAAAGGTGTTCAAGGCGTGGTCGACGCCTAGCCAACTGGAACCGGTTCCTGCGGCGTAGTTTTCATCGGCCAGCGCTTGGGCCGGAAGACGCCTAGCATTGGCGGGGTAGGCGGATTGGTGTTGTCTTGCGCCTGCTTGATGAAACCAGTGGAGATCGCCAAGTAGTTTGCGCGGCTGTCGAGGTCTTCCCAATCGGCCCCGTTTGCCCTTGAGATTCGCTCTGCGAAGACCCACACCAGTTTCGATACGGGCGAACCGGAAATAGCGATGGGATAGTGGTGCTCGATAATGGCCTGATCAGATTCGGGCACTTCCACATCATCGGCCGAATCAACGATGGGGTCAACGTTGTCCGGGTGGTGTGATCTGCTCATCTCACATACGGCGTACTTCGGCTCGGGGGTGAGGGGATACCACCCGTCATCCATGTAAGCCCGGATATCGGCCTGCCCGTGCTCATCGGCTACCAGATACCAATGTCCTGCCTGTAGCCTGCGCTCGCGTTCCATTGTGCCGCCTTCCATTTCAGATCCCCCACGAACCATATTTGCCGTGATACTTACACTGGCGCCGTCAGGCCGTATGCATATTTAGGGGAAATTCAGAATTGGCATTGAAGCCGACTAGGTGCGTGGGAGCGTGCCGCACCAGGTGATCATCGCCAGCGACAGATAAGACACGGTGCCGATCACCCGCGGTGATGTCAGTTGCGTGCAAAGCCACGCCAGCACGGGGCGTAGCCCTCTAAATATAGATTTTCGACGTTCTCGACCCACCACGTAGAGATCCAAACAAAGTGCTAGGACCATTCCCACTAACGCCAGCATGGTCATGAACTTCAATGGCTCACCCACGATCTGGCCTAGAAGATGATTCATCTCATCGTGCGTGACGCCCTTCTCAGGCGAAGGCATCATGGCGCCAGCTAGGGCTCCCCAGAAGGCAGCGAGTCCGAAGGTCGTGGCGCCGACCAAGAATTTCGCAATCTGCTTCACCCGCACCGTAAGTCGATTGTCGGGTATCAGTGGTCGAGGCGGGCAGTTCCATAGAACGACAGCCGCGAGCAGGATGATCGCCGCGTTTATGCCGGTTATCGCCGCAGTCCACCAGAACAGATCAGGGTGGACTTGTTTGAAACGAATGATGCGCGGAACGTAGTCCAGATTCGCCAAGGCAAACAGCAGGATTAACCCGCCAATTCCTGTAAGCATCCGTATGCCAGCCTTGGCTGCCCTTTCATCTTCGGTTTCATTCGAAATCGAAGTCATTTCCGCACCCCTAACTTCAACCATCACGTGAACGTAGCAAATGTGTCAGACCCTCGGCGTAGAACCAGAACATGGCACGCCCACCACGCGACAAGTTCCCTAACGCGTACGTCGGTGACCTCGTGCCCAACGGCAATCAGGAGTCTCGGTACTTGTATCGCAGCGCACGCACCGCGCTGTGGGTTCGTCCCAAGCGCTGGGCGGCCTCAATCACGGTCAGGTTGCGATCTAGCGCGATCTCGATATCGCTGTCGGTCCAGGGCGCCTTGTAGTTGACCGCCGTGTGCCGGGTGGCCTCTTGGCGTCGCTCCCGCTCTGCTTCGGCCGCGTCCCGGCACCGCGGACATAGGCATCCGTATCGGCTCACGCCCGTGTTGGTTCCGTGCAGATGTTCAGGGACCTTGCCCTGCAGGCGCCCCAGCCACCGCGCACGAGCCACAGTGACCGAATTGATCGAAGGCGGCAATCTCCGTAGGTGTGCGGGACTCATCGGCCAGGACAGCGATCTCATCCTCGGTCCAGAGGCGCTGCCGTATCGGCTCCGCGCGCGACTCGCGCGCCGGGATCAAACCCGAGGCCTTTTGGCGCTGCAGGTCTCGAATGTGCTTGATCGCCCTGAAGGAACGCCCCAACCGGCGGGCCGCTTCAGTGCGGGAAATCGACCGATCCAGTGCGATCGCGATCTCCTGTGGTGTCCATGACCCATAGCAGGCGATGTCGGTCTCGGCTACCTGCTCTAGCTCGGCAGCGCGACCACGTTTCTGGGCGAGCAGTTGCTCAATATCGCGTCCCCGGTACCGCTTTCGAGCCTTCTCCACCTGTAGCCGGGTGCGGCCCAACCTCGCGCCAGCCTCGGCGCACGATAGTGACCGGTCCAGCGCCACTGCCAGCTCGTCAGCGGTCCACCGCCGCTGAGCTAAACCATCAGCCACACATGACAGGCTACTTCTGGGTCTCCGTACATACCGTGAACCGGCGCACCGGATGTGCAAACCCGCCGAAAAGACAGCGGCTGGTATCAATCGTATTGAATAAGATCGTTATTGGCCGTTCTCGGTTCGGCAGGTTTTTGTCATCACATTCGGCCCGGACAACCTTGTCCGGCGCGACGCTGATGCAGCCCTCACTCGTCCATGCGTAGTCCATGCAGGCAGTCCATTCGCCCTGCGGACTGCCCAAGTAGAATCGTCGGTCTGCGTCGTTGACGCATTGGTCAGGGAAGCCGACTCTCTGGATGACACGGTAGTTCGCATCTTGGGAGTCACAGTCCACTTTGTTTAGCGTGACGCTGCCGGGTTTTCCCTTGAGGTAGACGCAGGCTCCGATAGGCGCCTCTTCGCTTCCCTGCTGCGTCATTTCCGCCTCAGCAGGTATTTGTCCCGGGATCTTTGCGAAATCCACCGGACCTGACGCTACGGAGGTACGGACTATCGTGGCGCCCGTCCCTGATGGCTCCGTGCTTGAGCATCCCGCTACTGAGAGTACGACCATCCCAGCGATCAAAGATCCGGTCTTGGCAAACATTCTCAGCGTTCCATCTTTCTCTCGATCGACACGGCCGCGATCACCGTGACCACAAAGATAACGATTTCGCCTATAACCACACCTTTGAGGCCTAATAGCGGATAGGTGAGCCACCACGCAGCGGCAATTGCACTATTCAAAAGAGTGAGGCGCTTGAGGGCGGTTTTCTTCTCCATCTGACGCACTCTATTACTCGTCGGTCTTCCCAGTGCAGATCATCCAACGGTCACCGTCCTTAATAAAAACCTGCTTCTGCGGAAAGGCGCCGGTACCGCCGTTTTTCTCATCATTGGCGTAGCGAATTTGAACCAGCGCAGTGGCCTTGGTTGACGATTCCAGGTGAACATCGGTGATGGAGTCGAGGGCCATCGCCCCATCCTGAACAAGAGCATCCTTCAAATCTCGGTCGGGCGATCTTGTTTTTGCTACACGCGAATCCCTCAGGCTTGGGCACATCGAACCTAGATACCGCTGAACGTCCCCGCTGTTATAGGCCTCAACATACCCCCGGACGGCCTTCTCTACCGCAGGGACTTCCCCCGCACCCTCTTCGGGGGCGGAGCATCCCACCAGCACGGCCACGGCACCAAACGCGACGGCATATCTCCTCATAAGCTGCTTGCTCATACACAGAACCCCGAATGATCAGCGTAATACCCGGCAGGGATACCCGCACGCACGCGCAGGCAACCAGTGCCGTCGCCCGCACGGTTGATGGCATTGATAAGAAAAGCCCAGCTGGCGGTATTCGCCAATCCGCATGCGCCACCCACATACGCGTTAGTTTTAGCGCCGACGACAGTGCACAGGATATAGCCGCTTACCGCCGGAGCAAGAGCAGTAAGTGCTGCGTTGTCCTTAAGCCACTTCGTTACGTTCTTGTGGAAATAGACCGAGCATGAGGTGATACCGCAGTCCGCCGTCGAGTTCTCCGAGAGCCACTTCTTCAACGGCTCCAAAGCACTGTCAATGGCCTCTTCTTTGGCTTCATCCATCTTCTCGTCGACGTACTTTTTGAGCACATCCCGCCACAACTGATCCAGCGGATTGTCCCCATCAGTGAATTGCTTAAGAACCGGTGGGTTACAGTCCGGGCAAATCGGAATACTCGGGTCCCGACCAGGCTCGAGGCGCGCATTCACCAAGGCGCCCCCTGCCGCACCGATCAGCGAGACCGGCACACTTCCCGACTGCAGCACATCAGACGCCAGACTGCACCTCTCGGAGAAATCCCGAATTCGATCACTATCGCGCTCCTGCCCCGGCTGCTGCTGTTGTGTCGGGGCTTGACTCGGCTGCTGCTGACCCTGCTGAGGCTGGTTGCCTTGCTGAGGCGCTTGAGCGTCCGGGTTGGGCTTACCGGGGCCTTGGGTGAACCCGGGATTCGTTTGATAGTCAGGAATCTGATTCCCATGAGCGGGCTGATCCCAGCCCTGCTGAGGCTGTTGCGCGCTTTGCTCACCCGGCGCCTGTTGCGGGGCACCTTGAACCCCGCTGTTATAGATGCTGATTCCGCCATTCTGATCTAGCGGCGGCAAGTTGTTTCCACCCTGATAGCCGGGCATCTGCTGAGGCGCAGAAGGTGGCTGAAACTGACTTCCATTCATTCCTCCGGGCCCGCTGCCAGGCCCGCCTGTTGGGCCGCCAGTGGGATCAGCTGCCACGGTCGCGACCGCCGAAAAGCCGCTACCAGCGACGGTGTGGCCGTCGATAACCTTCGCTCCACCGACAGCCAAAGCGACAATTGCCACCAGCGCCGAGGCTCGCCGCAAACCCGCTGGCATCGTCCAACGCTCCTTCATGACCATGAATACAACCGCCCCTTTCAGCCGACGCTGAACGCGCCCCTGGGCAGATCATTACACACATATGGTTGCCATGTCGAGAAAACCCCAGCTAAAGAGTTAGCCACTTCAGCACGGGCTTGCATCTCCGCTGGTAGACACAGCATGAAGACCCTCGCGCGGTACCGCGATCTTGGAGCAACATCGACCATGGGACGCCACGTCTCGCTCGGCGGGTCGGACCGTGTTCGCCAGATCTTCATCTTCTGCCCGCGATCTAGCCGTCATGTCGGACTCTCGGCGTAGAACTCGCCCATGGACGCCCGGAAGGCCATTCGTGAGGTCATCGAGAGCATCGGCGCCGAAGGTCAGACCGAGACCATCGTGTACACGCAGGCGCAGGTCGCCGACATCGTCGCCTCGATACTGCCCGACGCCCTCAAGTCCAGGGGCCACGTGGTCATCGCACTACCCGAGGTCGAGACCTACGAGTCCGGCCGGCAATATGTCCGAGTACCGATCACCGCACAACCATGGTCTGACGGCGCCGTTCGCATCAGCCCGCACGGCGACCAGGTGGCCATTCGCAACGTGCCCGACAAGCTGCCCGTGCAGGACGCGCCAGCGCTGGCCTCAGCACTCATGGCCGCGCACACCCTGTGGCGTCGCGACACGCGAAAGCGCCGATATCGCAGGCCTGACCTGCACGTATGGCAAAATGAGTCCCAACATGTCGGTGGGACAACTATATCCACCGCATGAAAACCCCAGCCTAGCTGGGGTTTTCGTCGTTTCGAGGCTCTGGCGGTCAGCTACCGCCGTCGCACCCACCACCGCCGTCACTAAATCCGCCGCTGTCGCAGTACCCGCCGCCACTGCCTCCGCCGAATCCGCCGAAGAAGCCAAAGGTTCCCGTGTCGGCCCCGGCTCCCGGGCTATACCCAGGCGCACCGTCCGAAACGCGACGACCGCCATGATCTGGCCCCCGAGGGCTCGCTTTGCGGACTAACTGCCAGCAGAGGTACCCGAGTAACACCGCAAACGGCGTCAGCGCGATCAGCCCAATGCTCACTGCAACCACTCCTTGCATCTGGCAGCCACTTTGCTGACGTTCTTCTCATTATGGACTGGCCAGAATCTCAACGCCGGGCAGTAGGTCACCAGCTCAAGACGCCGCTGGGCGGGCAATCTCTTGACCTGGACAACTATGTCCACCGTATGAAAACCCCGGTCTAGCTGGGGTTTTCGTCACTACTCCTGGGCTTCGGCCCTATGGTTCCGACTTCAATGAGTATCTCGCCTGCCTTGTTGAGGACCCTGAACTCGTCGAATCGCGGTAGGCACACAACGATGCCGCGATCAGAGTAAGCGATTACCTCCGGTACACCATCTCGAGTGATCATCGGCCTACCAGGTAACACGTACTCGATGAGCGCATCGTCGCCGCTAGGAAGCTGAACATGGTCACCTATCGGTTCTATCGCTAGTTCCCAGCTGGATTCGGATTGACTCTTCACGCGAATCCGCCCAGTAGGTTTGCCATCAAAGATTCCTGTGGCGTCCCCGGCCTCCGACTCGGATCCCAGGGCGGCATTTGAAACGTCACGGCGCCGACGATCTAGCACCCAGCGCCCGACGCCGCGGGCCGATTGCCAACCGAGATAGCCAAACACCACCACAACCGGCGTCAGTGCCATCAGCCCAACGCTCACTGCAACCCCTCCCTTGCACATGACCACTACTTTGCTGACTTTCTTCTCACTATGCACTGGCCAGTTCATTTACGCCAGGCCGCCAGTCGCCAGAGCGACCCCGCCATAACGCTGGCAGCCTCCAAAGGAGGGCACACGCGCTGTGAACCAATCCCTAGTCGACCTGCTCACTCGCACGTTCGCTTCGGGAGCCCTTCAACATCCCGGCAACGCAAACAGTCCCGCACGAGTGATTCCGATTCCCGGCTTCCGGGCGACCGGTATGCCTGAAGACCAAGCGCAGGAAATGATCGGCCAGGCCGCCAAGCTCTGGGCCGAGGCCATCGAGTCGGTCATCGATGGCGAATTCGACGTACTCACCAAAGCCGATGCGGCACAGCTGCGCCAGGACGCCGCAGAAGCGCCGGACGGCACCCGAATCGTCACGCTGTACGACCGCACCGACCACCAGCGCGCCACGCCCTTGTTGGTGCTGACGGTCGGCAAGACCGACGACGTGACGATCGATGCCCGTCAACTACGAAAGTTCCTAGCCCAATGAGCAATATCAAGATCACCGTCGACGGCAAGGTCCTCATGGACACCGACCCAGGTAAGTGGCGTTCCACGCCGCCGGATATCCCCGACCTTAAGCGCCAATCCGGCGGGCAGGATTGGGGTCTGGCCGTGATAGTCACTCTCGCACAGGCGGGCACGCTGGCCGAGCTGGGCCAGCCCACTGGGAACACCACGATGACCATCACTACCCGCGCCAACGGCTGGACGCTGGATGTGGAGCAGGACGGCAGCGAGCCATCCGTCGCACCCGGGAAGGGTCGTGCCTGCGCCCACTGCACCGCCAGCGCACGCCGAGGCCGATACAAGCGCTGGGCGCCAAGGATTTTCGTCGGATGTGGTGATCATGGAACCCTATGTCGCCGAGGCCCGACCATAAGGCCAGCACCACCGATCGCGGTCTGGGCTGGAAACTACGGACTCTTATGCCGCCTTCCGCTCAGGCTCGACTGGGGCCTGAGCGGCTGGCAGCTGGCGAATCTGCGGATCTTTTGCGCAATCCTGCGGACTTTTAATCCGCAGGTCCCAGGTTCGAGCCCTGGTGGGGCACCAGATCATCCGTTGCAATCAGCGGGAGCAGGAGCCTTACCAGGCCGTCGACCGGCTCATACCGTTCGGCCAATGACTTCCACGGCCGAGAACACCACCGGGACGCACCCGCCCCAATCCCGTCCCGTGACGTTCCGGCAGGCGTTCTTCGTCGCGTTGACCGCAGGCCTCGGGTACGGGTTCGACTCCTACGCGGTGAACATCTACGGCCTAGTGCTACCGGAGATCAAGGACACACTGCACATCACCGAGGCGCAGGCCGGGTACATCGGCTCGATCTTCCTGCTCGGGTACACCATCGGCACCGTCGGATTCGGCCTCGCCGCCGATCGCTGGGGCCGGAAGACCACCCTCGGGGCCTCGATCCTGCTGTATGGCATAACCACCGCCCTGGCCGGCCTGACCACCAATGTGGCCGCGTTCACCGGGTTGCGCTTTTTGACGGGTGTGGGCGGTGCCGGCGAGCTCGCGGTCGGCGCGCCCTACACCGCCGAGGTGTGGCCGGCCAAGACACGGGCCATCGGCGTTGGTGGCGTGATCTTTTCGCTCTTCTCACTCGGTTACGTCCTGGCCGCCGGGGTCGCACTCGTATTGGTCCCGCGGTTTGGCTGGCAGGCGGCATTCATCGTCGCGATCATCCCCGCGGTGGTGCTTTTCCTTGCCCGCCAAGGCATCAAGGAATCGCACCGCTACACCCAAACCAAGGCGCGCGTCCAAGGCCGTGCCACCAGGCCGAAGCTGTGGCATGTTCCCGGAGTACGGCGGCGCCTCGTCGTCGGCTGGCTCGTCTACACCGCCAATGCGGTCGGCTACTGGGGCATGACCCTGTTCTTGACCACCTACATCGTCAAGAAGTTTCATGCCACCTCCATTGACGCGATCCGTTACGCCCTCGCCTTCTTCCTGCTACAGGCTGTGTTCGTCTTCATCGGCACCGCACTGGCCGACCGGATCGGGCGGCGACCCTCGGCCGTCCTCGGCGCCCTGATCGAAATCGCCTCCACCGCATTGGGAGCCACTTCGGACACCCTGCCGGAGTACCTGGTGTTCGGCGCCATCTCCATCGCCACCTTGGGCTGGCTGTGGGGAGTCGGTGACACCTACGTCGCCGAACTCTTCCCCACCGTGCTACGCGGCACCGGGTTCGGCATCGCCGTCGGCGGCGGCCGCGTCGTCTCCATCGCGGCGCCGGCCCTGGTGGGCTGGGCCATCACGCATTACGGAATCCAAACGCCCTACCTGGCTCTCAGCGGCCTGTGGATACTGACGATCATCGGATACCTGCTTGGACCGGAAACCAAGGGTAAAGAGCTGGAAGACCTTGCCGACGAGGCGCTTACCGAGGATCTGCCGGGCTGA